AAGCAGCAGCAGCAGTTGGAGTTAACATTAAAGGAATTGTTGAAGCCAACCAAGGAAATCTAAGAAACACAGTAACTGGATTTGCACAGGCACTACAACCACTAACTGATCTTGAGCGTTCAAGAGTTATTGAAAAGGTTTTTGGTAAGTATCAGTTTGCTAGAATTTCTGCACTTTTAAATAACTTAGGAAGAGAAGGAACTCAGGCTGCTCGTGTTTTGCAACTTACAAATGCATCAGTAGAAGAACTTGCAATTTTAAGCCAACGAGAATTAAAGACTCAAGCAGATTCACCAATGAACAAGTTGGCAGCATCTATAGAAAAACTTAAGGTTTCTATTGCTCCAGTTGGAGAGTTGTTTGCTAAAGTGTTTACTCCAGTAATTGAATTTATTGGAAGAATGGCTGACAAGTTTAATAATCTTCCAGAAGGAATAAAAAAGGCTATTGGAATTATAACTGTTGTAGTTGGTGGATTAGGACCTATATTCTTAATGACATTTGGTTTACTTGCAAATGCCGTGGCAAACTCAGTTAAGGGAATTCAGGTTCTTCGTAAAGGCTATCAGCAACTTGCAGCGGGATCAACTGATGCAGCATTAAAGACACAATATTTATCACAAGAAGAATTAGAAAACATTTCTATCAGTAATGCTCTTTATTCTAAGCATCAACAACTCTCTTCAGCATATGCACTAGAGGCAACAGCCCTAGCATCTTTGACTAGCGTCTATACTAAGGCTAATGCATCTATGGGAGCATTTGCAGCAAGCAATCCAGGAATGTTTATGCCTAGAGGAGGACTACTGCTTCCAAAGAAGTTTGCGGGAGGAACAACATCTGTTCCAGGACCAAAGGGAGCAGGGGATGTAATTCCAGCAATGCTATCACCTGGAGAATCAGTTATTCCAGTAAAGCAAACACAAAAGTATTCAGGATTTATTAGTCAGATTATTCAGGACAAGGTTCCAGGTTTTGCTGGAGGTTTGTTCCCAGCATTTGGAGCAGCAGCAAATGTTGGAAGAGGAGTATCAGCAAGAGGAGTTGTTGGACCCAAGGCTCCCGTTATTCCACTTAGACAAGCAAGTGAACTTAAATCGTTATTTGGAAACCGAGCAGGAAGTCTGTCTAACATTCTTTATAAAGAACAAGGAGATGACTTAGTTATTCAGGTTAGAGATGCATCATTTATAATTCCTAAAACACTGAAAAAAGATTTAAAGGTTGCATTGCAAAAAAATGAAAGATATTTAACTACTGGAGATGAAAAGCGTACTTCTAAATATGGTGGAATAAGTCGTCGCCAAGGAAAAACTTGGGAAAATACAACAGAAGGAAAGTTGCATTATATATTAAAAGAAAGAGCACCACAATTAAATGGAGCAAAAATAACTGATTTAAGTTCTCTATATGGAAGACTTCAAAAGTATGACATGAAGAAAAATAGAGTTGGCAAGCAGTCTATTGCAGATAAAAGAATGGCTGCTTTTATAGCATCAAAAAATCCACATGCTCAGAAACTAATGAACTACTATGCAACTGAAGAAAGAGAATTTTTACAGGCTAGACTTGAGCAATTAAGACCAGGGGCAAGTAAGACAATAAATTGGGACAAGATGGACACACCAAGCCACATTGTTCCTGCTGGAAAGAAAAGAGGCAAAGCAGCCTGGTCGCCAGAAAAAATTGCAAGAGACTGGAGTTTTGCAAACTTAGGTTTACGTGGTGTAAGTGTAAATGGAGTTAAGGGAGCACATCCTAGAAACGCCGATGAAGCAATGCAAATTATTGCACAACTTGAAGGTAAGGCAAATATCTCTACATCAGAATTAGCACTAAGAGAAGCATTAAAGTATAGAGTTGGTCGTAATCCATCATACTACGATGATTTTAGATTTACTGATGATGCTTTTGCTGCACTTAACCCAGTAAAGTTGGCTGGTGGAGTTGTTTCTCTTGGAATGCCAATTCCATTTAAAAAGATACAAGCACAACGTGCAATGGCAGAAAAAATAGATGCACAAATCAAGGAGAGTAGATTTAAGAATCTTCCTGTTACAGACACTGGAAGAAAAATACAAAAACTTGGTGGATTTAGCGTTGGTTCAATTTCAAGAGCGGTCAATGGAGTTTATGAATTACCAAATGGTAGAACTGTAGTTTACAAGGCTGTAGAAAGTGAAGAGGCTGCTCTAGCAGAAATGCGAATGTCTGCTTTAATGAGAAAAGGTCAGGAACTTGATACTCCATCAAATCAGTCAATTAAGGTTATTGCAGATCCAACAGATTTAAGTAAACAAAGAAAGGTCCTTGTTATTGAATCAGACTATAACCCAAGATTTGCTAATCCAACTGGAGAGTTTACACCAAAACAATTTATTAAACAAACCTTAGCCTCTGGTCTTCGTGGAGACAAGGATCTTAAAACAGACAACGTTAGCGGTAACGATGTAGTAGATATGAGTAATGCTGGAGTATTTTCAACTGCATCAAATAGAGTTAAATATGCAGATGAGATGAAGTCAGTAGAAGAGCAACTTTTAATAAACTTTTTAGCAGTAAAGGGTGGAGCATCAAAAGACTTTGCAAGATCTGTTCAAGGAATTGCTAAAGATATGGGATATGAAAAATTTAAAGCCGCAATGCTTAAAGAAATTGAAGAATCTATTCCTAGATATAAAGCAACAATTGATACATTTAAATTAAATCCAAGAGAAAGAGAACTTTACGATGCTATGGTGGGTCGTTTAGAGGATGCTAAAAAGGCAGACTGGAAAAAGATTTATAATGCTGCTACTGCTGATATTCCAGGATATGCAGAGGGTATTGTTTCAGTACCTGGTCCAAAGGGTGCTGGAGATATTCAGCCTGCAATGCTTTCTCCAGGAGAGGCAGTAATTCCTGCAAAGCAATCTGCAAAGTATATGCCACTTATTCGTTCAATGATCGCAGACAATGTTCCTGGATTTGCAGAGTCAAATGTTAGTTGGGATGGCTACCCAGCATCACTAAAAGAAGGTGGAAAGTATGCAGGACCAACCACTCCTGTATATCCACCAGGATATGATGCTTTCGGCAAAATACAAGAGCCTACTTCATCTGGAGGAAGAGTAAGAAATGCTGCTACTTCATTAATTACAGATAAAGGAATGAGGTCAATTAAAAACTTTGCAGCAGAGGTAACAAAGGCTGGTAAAGAAACCAAGGTTGCAGGAAAAGCAATGGAGGCTGTTAGGAAGGCTGGATCTCGTGTCTCTACATCTTTGACTAAGGTAGAAGAATCAGCAAAGGTTGTTAAAACTAGGTTTGATAAAGACAAGACTGTTGGAATGCGTGGATTCTTGAGTGGATATGGAAATGTATCTTCAACAGTTACAAATGAGGACGGAACTACAAGAGCAGCAACCGCTGCAGAGCGCACCAATGCACGTCAAATGAACAGAATGAACTTTACACAAAAGATGATGCCAGCACAGATGCTTGGTATGGCTGTACCTATGGCTGCTCAGATGTATTCTCAAAAAAATCCAGATAGCGGTATTGCAAAGAGTATGGATGCGATCATGATGCTATCTATGCTAACTATGCTTTTACCAATGCTTAATAGTCCACTTAAATTACTTGCAGCAACTGCAGTTGGACTTACTATTGTATTTAAAATGCAAGCAGCAACAATTAAAAAGAATATGATTGAAGGACAAAAGCAAGCAGAAGCAATGAGCATGACCACTAAGAATCTTGAAGAACTTGGAAAGATTACTAATAGGGTTTCTATAACTCAAACCGCTGCAGCAAAAAGAGCAGGAAGAAATACTGATCTTTCTCCAGTAAGTATGGATTTTGGAGCCAACCTTATATCTAGTAGTGAATTTGGTAAAAATCTTAAAAAATCATTTAATAACGCAATAGTAGACCTAGGAGAAGGAGCAGCAGTTAACTCATTAGTTAATCAACTAGGAACTGCAGTATCTCAGGGAGTTTTAAATTCAGAGCAAGCACAATCAATTGCAATTGCACTTACAAGAGATTTAAAAGATGCAAGACTTGAAGTTAATGTAAGAGGACGATTAATTCAACTTCTTGGTCCTAATGGAAAAAATGTTTTAGATAATCCACTACAAGTACAACTTGAATTAGTTACCACTGGAGAAAAGGTAGCACAGGCTGCAATTGAAAACCTTAATAAAGTTGCAAGACAACAAAAGGGTATTAATACTATAGGAGAAGGTTTACAACTAGCAGGCGGAACAGTTGGTGGTGCTTTAATTGGAGCAAGAGCAGGAAGCCAAGCAGCAAGCATGGTTGCTGGAAGAGGTTTAATTGCACAAGAAATGGCAATGACTGGCGCTAAGGGTGCAGGAGTTCTAGGCAGAGTAGCATCAGGAGTAAGAGTAGCACGAACTGCAGGACTTGTTGCTAGTGGAGCAGCAACGGCAACTGGAGTTGGAGCACCCTTTGGAGCAGTTGGTGCAGCAATTACAGCAGTTATTACTGGCGGTATTGATCTAGCAATTAGAAACTGGCAAAAGGGTAAAGAAAAAGCAGTAATAGCAAAAGCAGCAGGTGTAGTTCAAGGACTTGTTTCACAAAATATAACTGCTTCACAAGGAAGTATAGACGCATTAACCTCAATCTTTGATACATCAATTGCAAATCTTGAGTTAAAGAAAAAGACTTTAAAGACAGACAAAGAACGAGCAGCAGTTGATTTAGAAATTGCTGGACTAGAATCTAAAAAGCAGTCTGGTTTGCAAACATTAAGACAAAAACAAGCAAAGATGCTTGCGGATGTTTCTTCAAACTATGATCAAGTTTCAGGTGCAGACCTTCTTGAAAAAATTAGTCCATTTGGTTCTGGCCGTGGACAAGTTCGTGATAAATATATGGAAGCATTTGCAGTTGGAATGCAAGATAAGTTTAAAGATAATGCACCACTTAAAGCACAGGCCGCTGCTCTTCAATCACAACTTGATCAGATTGGTAATGACAAGGTAACACTTGAGATTTCAACCTTGGTTACTTCAGATGTTTTAACTCCTGGCGAGGCATCTGTATTGGTTAGCACTTTAACTAAGGCTGGCGGAGACATAAAGAAAAATCTAAATGCACTTGTTTCAGTTCAAGGAACAGAAGGCGTTCAAAGACTATCTACAATTCTCACAATGCTTCCAGATGAAGACAATCAAAAAAATCTTGTTCTTGCTGTTAGAAACCTAAACAAAGCAGATGCAGATGCAACATTTAGTTCAATAGAAGAACTTGGAAAAATTCCAGACTATATTGGGATTAAGTTAGAAATTGAAACAGAAAAGAGTGATCTGCCAAGAATTAAAGCACGAGGAAAAGAAATTGAAGCACTTAAAAAGCAATTCCCTAATGGACAAGTTACACTTAAGACTCTTGTTAAAATGCAAGAAGAGGCAGGTGGTGTTGGTAAAAACCTTACACTAGATTCTGCAATTAAGCAATGGAGCGAGATAAGTAAACTTGATAAGAATGTTCAACTTCAAGCAATCTTAACTATTGGTTCTATTGAGTATAGCGATAGTTTTGATAAAATTTTAGATAGAGAATTAGAGGCAGACTTTTTAGAAAAAAATCCTAGATTCCGTGCAACTGCTGGAAGAAGTAGAACTGGTGAAAGACTGGCAACTACAAAGATAGATCCAAAGGAAAAAGCAAAAGCCCTTGCAGAATTTAAAAAGAATGCAACAAATATAGAAAAAGCAAAAACAGAAGCACTGAATAAAATAAGAGACGAACTTTTCCCAAAAACACCTGTTAGTGGAGCGGTCGTTCCTGGTGCTACAACTCCAAAGGGTGATGGTCCAACAAGAGACGATTCATTCCTTAATGATCTTGCTCAAAGACTTAAACTTATTAAAGAAGGTGGGTTTGATGCAATGAAGCCATTAGAATCTTTAAGAAAATTCCTTAAAGGTGGTGGCAAGAAATCAATAAATCCAGGACTTGATGAACAGCGTGGAGCAATTAAACAGATAGAGGCAGCAGCAAAGGATGCTGGAATTGCTATTGATAAAGACTTCATGGAGGTTATTAGAGGTTTAGATGCTGAACAATTCGTACTATGGTCAAAAACTTTATTTGATATTAAGGAAAATGGAAGAATTTCTGGCCTAAAAGAAGATTTTATTACTATTAACGAAGGATTTAGAAAAGCCACAATTGGTGGGTATATCCAAGACGTAAAGGATGCAAGTAAAGAAATTGAAAACCAAGTTATAGCGCATCAACTTTTAACAAAAGAAGGATACAACTCACTTGAAATTCAAAAGATATTACAGAACGCAACTTTAACTGCAAAGATTGCTGCACAAGGAGGACTAAAAGCCACTAAGGAAGAACAAGCAGAGTTAAACAAAGAAATACAAAAGACTATTGATCTTAATTATCAACTAAGTATGACTAAACTTGGTGATAATATTTCAGAGACAAAGATGCAGGTTGAGGCATTTAAGAGGCTTACTGCTGCTGGAGTAAAGCATGAAGTTATTCTTGAAATATTAAAAGATAAAAATAACTCTTGGGCTATTGGCTCTGCTGATGCAACGGTAAATGTTAAAGATAAGTTTGGTGATTTAATAAATAAGACTAAGGAATATTCTGACCTTCTTGAATTAATCAAAAAGCAAACGCTTACATTTGATCAAGCAACACAAGAAGCAATTGATCTAAATGTAAGTTCTCTTGACTTACAGGCTAGAACATTACAAAATGCTTTTGACGTTGACAATTTTGATCTCAAGGCTAAGATTAAACTTGCTGAGGGTGCAGTTGAAGAAGTTAATAAAGAAATTGAAAAAAAGCAAGATGAAATTGATGCCATCAACTTTACTCTTAAGTATGATAAGGATATTGGACAAAACTTACTTGATGACATTCAGGAAAATATTAGTGATGCCCAAAGAAAAATGGAAGTTGATTTTGACAGACCACTACAGGTATTGTCTGATAGATCAGCGGTATTGTCAAATGACTTAACACTAATTGATAAGGCTACAGAAGCAATCAATGAGAAGTATGATGCTCAAGAAAAGGCATTACAGACAATATCTGAACTTAATCAAGATATTGCTGCACAAGAACAAAAGAGAATTTCTCTTGCTGACGCATTATCTCAAGGTGACATTTCCGCAGCAGCACAAATAGCAAATGACATTAGATCTACTGCAGCCGATTCAGCAAATCGTAGATCTGGAGACTTAATCGCAGCAGCACGTAAGGCTGAAACAGAAGGCTTAGTATCTGCAAGCGGTATGACAAGAGCACAAATTGAGGCAGAACAGTTTAAGATTAGTCAAGATTCTTATGCGCTTGAACTACTAAGAAAGAAAGCACAAGAAGCAATTCTTAAATTAGAAGATCAAGTTTATGATATAACAGAATTAAGAGAAGCAAAACTTCTTCAAATTAGAACAATTGAAGCAGGTATTGATTTAATTAAAAAGAACCAACTTGCTAAGGCTCAAGAAGACTTAGATAAGTTACAAGCAACACTTGAAAAGAATCAAGAAATCTTAGATGCAAAACTTGCTGGAATTGAAAAAGAAAAACTAGCGTGGGACTCAGTTCAGCTTAAACTTGATGCATACAAACTAGCACTTACACAATCAAAGGATGAACTTGTAAGTATGCTAGACCTTGTTAATCAAATTGCTGCAGCAATGGCTACAATATCTTCAGGAACAGTTTCAAGCGCATTTGTTTCTTCTGGATCAACAGACTCTTATGTAGCACCAGAAGATACTCCAGAGTCTATAGCAGCATTTGAAGAATTTATAGAAATAGTTGAAGAACTTGATGCAGCACAAGAAGCAGCAGATGCTGCAGCAGCGTTCGCAGACTCACTTAGCGGTTTTGATGACAATCTCGGTTTTGGTGGAAACGATGCTAATTATGAGCGCAAACTTGCAGCCAGAGCCGCTGCAGAAGAAGCAGCAAGACTACTAGCACTAGCACAAGCAGCATATGATGCAACACTTCCAACGGGTGATCCAAATATGTCTAGCAATGGACGTGGTGGTGGCGGATCGACAGACATGATGACTTTATCTTCTGGAGGAATGGTTAAGCCTAAGTATTTTGCAATAGGTGGAAAAGCAAGAGGAACTGATATTATTCCAGCCATGCTTACCCCTGGAGAGTTCGTAATGAGCAAGTATGCTGTTGACTCATATGGCGTTGATAAAATGAAGGCTATTAATAATGGATCGTACGAAGGCGGAAAGGTGTATAATTATAATCTAAACGTCAATGTTAAATCTGATGCAAACCCTGACGATATTGCTAGGGTAGTTATGACACAAATTAGACAAGTTGACTCACAGAGAATTAGGACACAGAGGGCATAAATGGCTACAGCAGCGTATTTAACGGGTAGACGTAGGTATCAGCGCCCCCAGGCCCTGTTATGGTCTGAGAACCCTGGCACACTCGTTAATGGGGTATACCTGCCAACGGGCTATGAAGTGCAAGGCAACTTTGATGCATCGGCTAATACAAGTCTAATTAATCAATTTCTTATCCTTTCAGACCATAATCGTGGGGAATTAAATTTTACACCAACAAGAATAGAGCAAAGACAAAGAACTATTAATGGACGTATGCGTTCATACCATATAGCAGACAAACTAACAATGTCTGTTTCCTGGACCAACTTGCCATCAAGAGCATATTATCAGGATGCAGGGTTTTTATCTACTGGACTATCTCCTGAAAAAAATACAACTAACGAGTTTACCTCAGATGGTGGAGCAGGTGGAGTAGAACTGCTTGACTGGTATGAAAACCATAAAGGACCTTTCTGGATGTTTCTAGCATATGACAAGTATTCAAACTTTGGCAAGGATGATGCAGACTATGGAAACCTTGCTAAGTATAATCAAATTATTCAGGTTTATATTGCAGACTTTAATTACTCTGTTGTAAAACGTGGTGGCTCAAACCACGATCTTTGGAATATTTCGGTATCGCTGGAAGAGGTCTAAATGTTTGTTAGTGAGACATTAAAGACACATCTAGAAACATCTTCAACAGTACAGTTACAGTCATTAGTCTTGGCTGAGTGGAACATGAATATGCCAGATAATATATTTAAACTTGGCAACTATAGATATAGACCTACTGGATCAGATGTTAAGTTTAGAACTTTGCCACTTACTTTTGATCCACTCGATGCTGGTAATTACTACACAGGGGCAACTGATGCTGATGTTGTTGTAGACGGAGGGTTTGATAACTCTGGAGTTCCACAACTGTTTACATCAACTAAAGAAAAACTAAAAATAATTTATTCTTTAGAAGATTGCGTAAAACCATTTAGACCACGCTCTGGAATTAATAAAGCATCTTATTTTAATAATAGATATCTTGCAAACTCTGGAGAGTCTATTTCACAAAGACCAAGATACTATATGGCATCAAGATATGATCAGTTTAGATATTGGTCATCATTTAGAACAGAAAATAATATTGAAAGAGGAATTGCTAAAAATATCTCAAACGGACTAAACTATATTGATGATGCTGTTCCATTTGTGGTTTATAAAGAAGATGTTCCAGCAAATAAAATTATTGTAAAGATGCAAACAAATGTTGGCACTGTTAACTTGGGTACTATGATAACCCAGTCTGGATCTTTAGGAGATCCACTTTACGGAGTACAAAATAAGACAACTCCAATAAGATGGAAGGTTCAATATTTAAATAGAAATAATTGGGTTGATGCATACTCATTTGACCAAAATTCAATACGTAATGACGGAACCCCTATTGTCCCAGAAGATGGATATGTGGAATTAGAGTATGGTTTAAAAATTCCAAGTCAATATAAAACAAACTTTAGGTTTGCAGAAAAACTATCATCTAGCACTTTACTTCCAGAAACCTCTATTGACGGATACGCTTATCTTGTTGTAGAAAATCAAAATGAAAGAGGAACATTCCATATTTGGAGTAGTTCAAGTAATGCATATAATACATTTACTCCAGAATATGGATGGGACCTGGCATCTGGAATTATAAATAGTTCAACAACTTTAGTTACAGACTTAACAAGCCCAGACTTTTTTACCAATGACGCAAACAACTCTACAACATACAGAGAGTTTTCGTATATTCGTGGAATAAGAGTTGTTGTTGAAACAATGAATAAGTTTGACTGTACCTTTGATTTAATTGAAATGTCTCCAAGGCTATTGGTAAATATCTCAGACAAGGTTATTGATTACAATATTAAAAAAATACTTTCTGATATTGGATCAACATCACTACCAGTAGGTCAACTATTAGCATCAACTGGAACCATGTCTTTATTTGATGATGATCAAGCCTTTAATGAAAACAATACTTTAAGTATAGTCTCTAAATATATAAGAAAGAATATTAAGTTTAACTTCTATGAATCAATATTTGATGTTGATGGGGATGAGTATTCTATTCCTATTAAAACATTATACTCAGAAGGATTCCCACAGGCAGACGTAACTGGAGCCACACTATCTTTAGAACTAAGAGATTTTTATTTTTTCCTAGAATCAATGCCAGCACCAAGACTTCTTACAACACAGACATCTTTAAGTTATGCAATATCTCTTATTCTTGACTATATTGGATTTAGCAATTATGTTTTTAAGCGTGTGGCAGATGAATCAGATCCTATAATTCCATACTTCTTTATTGCACCAGATCAAAATGTTGCAGAGGTTTTAAACCAATTAGCAGTATCTACACAAACTGCAATGTTCTTTGATGAATACAACAACTTTGTTGTAATGAGTAAAGACTATTTAATGCCAACAGAAGCACAAAGAAATGTAGACTTTGTATTATCTGGATCAAATAATCAAACAGATTCTGGAGTAATTGAAAATGCATCTTCTGGAAATCTACCTAATATTTTATCTATAGCATCACAAGATAAAAAGATTTATAATGATGGAAAAATTAATTATACAACTAGATATATTCAAAGATCTTACGGCTCAATAAAGCAATCAAGCATGATTGATAAAGAAAAAACTTGGATATATAAGCCGTCATTATTGTGGGAAGTTGCTGGAACAGACTCAACTAAAACAATAAATGAACTAGCATCAAAGCAAGGAAGTTATGTTCTTGGAGCAATGCCATTAAATTCAAATATTCCAAGTACACCGCCAACTGTTGAAAAGAATGTTGTTGTGAACAACATAATTGATCTTGGAGAAAATGTATATTGGTTAACAAGAAATACTGGATACCTATATTCTAATGGAGAAATTATAAGATATGATGCAGCACAATATAATATAACTGGTATTGGAAATGTTTGGATTAGCGATAATCAAGAGTATCAAAAGTATTTTGCATCTCTTCCTTTTAATGGAAAAATATATCCAACGGGATTAATCAGAATATACTCAACTCCATACTACGAAACGGTTAACGGTGTAACAAGACTCCAGAATGGTGCTGTAGCAGACCACGGGCGTGGACAATTTGGAACACAAATAACTAGCCACTATGCTGGAATAAATACATATTGGACAGACAGTAATAATGTACGTGGTGTTGACATGAAGACACAGTATTTATTTACAACCCAACTTGATCAAAATGTAAGCCTGCCAGCAACTACTATTGGTGCTGCAGGTGTAAATAATGTTACTGCTAAGCAATCAACAAGAAACAGCATAATTAAAAACTTTATGGCAACAAGTGATTTGACTGACACAGATATTAATAGTTTATTGTCTACACAAAGTGGAACAATTCAATCATCTGCTCTTGTGTTTAATGGTCCATCATTTAAAACAACAGAAACACCACTCAATTTTGTTTCGTATGTTTACAAGCAATTAGATAATGCCTATAGACATTTTGGAACAAGAATGCGAATCATTGGAAAAATTGAAAACAACTTAACTAGAACACAAACTGCAACTGGAAGTATTCCATATTTTCAGGTTAGCGGAACCCAACCAGATCAAAACGTGAATATTGGTGGAGGCTCTGGAGGTCTTGCAGTATTGCTAAACCCAGAGACAAACAATGGATATTATTTTGAACTTATAGCATTAACAGAAGACAATATTACCCCATATCTAAAATTAGATCAAAGCAATCAGGCAGAAGTGTCAATTAATAATGTTGTTTTTTATAAAATTAAAAAAGATGCTTCAAATACAAATGCTGTACCAATTAAACTTTGGGGAGGTCTATCAAAGGTAATTGTAGATAACGGATTATTTTCTGGGCAGCAAAGAATGTCTGCAGAAGATAACCCAACAGTGTATGACCTATCTGTAGAGTATCAGGATATTGGAAAAATAAGAAGGTTTTATCTTTATATAAACAACCAACTTATCAAGGTTGTAGACGATAACGATCCTCTTCCAGTATATAATAATATGGCACTGTTTGTTCGTGGATCATCTAAGTGCATGTTTGAAAACATATATGCCTTATCTCAAAACTATAGTCAGAACACTTCTTTTGTTATAGGAGAAACACTGTCTAATCAGTTTGGCAGTTCAAGCATTGACGTAAATGATTCATTTAGAAAGTATGCTATGAGTGGGGTTGTTCAGTCAACGTATCTTTCTGGTATAAGTTCTCAACAGCCACCAAACTACAATATGTATTTTGAAGAGTTTGGATCTATTATGCGTGAATGTGCATACTTTGATATTAAATATGACCGTGCTTATCCAGCACTATATGCAAAACTATCTCCAACATTTAATAACATAAAGGGATATACATCTTCAGGATTTTATGCAGACTCATATGGTGCTGAATTTTTAATATTTAATTCAACAGATAAAGCATTAAACTTAGATGAAACAACTGGAAACTTTTTAAGAATTCAGGGAATTACATTTACACAAGATACAACACATGAACTAACTGTTGATGAATTTTTTAAGAAACGTGGAAACCTATCAGATCCAGAACTTGTAGGAAGCACACTTACGTATTCTCCATTAGTTGAAAAATTAAAGTATGATGAGATTAAATTAAGTAGAATTACGTATGGTAAAAATGAGTTTAGTATTGACAGCCCATACATTCAGACACAGGATGATGCAGAGGCAATGATGTATTGGATTATTAATAAACTGATGGTTCCAAAAAAATCTATCGGTGTTAATATTTTTTCTATTCCAACCTTACAACTCGGAGATATTGTTACTATTGACTATAAAGACTCTACTGGGATTGAGTTGGTAGCATCAGATACATCTCGTTTTGTTGTATATAATATAGAGTATGCTAGGTCAGAGTCAGGGCCAAGCATGACAGTTTACTTGAGTGAGGTATAAGAATGGTATCAGCAACCCCAAACACGCCGTCATCAGCATCTGTTTCAAACCTACTTCCAAAAAGTCCTACAAAGACCGCCCCAATAGATACTGTTTTATTTAATGATGACTCAATGTCTATTGAGATAATGACTGATCTTATATTTGAAGATATTGGTGGACAAGAGTTAATTACTATTGCTAGAAATGATATTGTCAATGGTCAGCAAGTATCTTATACCCCGATTAAAAACTTGGGATTAATTCAACAGACGTACAACCCCAACAACATTTTAAGACTACAGGCTACATCAGAAAAATATTTTAGTAACTTTTCTATAAAGTTTGAAGAAAAGGTTCCTCTTGTTGGAAATGGGCCAAACGGAACAAACGTCTATATTGAAGAGGCCACTGGAGACCTAATTATTGAAGGTGTTAATATTAACAATGATGAACTATTTGAGGTTGAAATATCCCTGGATGGTACAATATATATAGCAAACTTTGGAGAAACTACATCATGATAACTAATACTGGCAAAAATATTATTGGAAAGTATATGCTTGGTCAAGCGCCAGCATACGCATCTTACCTTGCCGTTGGTTGTGGTCCAACACCATTGCAGACTGAAGATGTTGCTGATGACTTTGCAACAAAAACAAGTCTAGATTTTGAAATGTTTAGGGTTCCAATTTCTTCTAGAGGTTTCGTAAATGAAAACGGTATTGATAAGATAGTATTAACAGCAGAACTACCAACAGAAGAAAGATATGAAATAACAGAGGTAGGACTATACTCAGCAGGATCTAACCCTTCAGCAGGAACACAGGACAGCAAGACTGTTTTTGCATTTACACAGGGTGAGAACTGGGAACATCATACATCCTCTGCATCTACACAAATTCCTACAGTCTCAACACCACTTGATTCAAACGATGATGACATTATTAACGCAGCAGGAACAGGCTCTGGAGTATTTCAGACTAATGCAGATAATTCTATTTTTTATAATCTAGAGCGTTCAAATAGATATGAGCGACCAAGATTTTTAAATAATGCAATATTTATTCAAGGAAACGATTCAGACTTAAGCCTAGATGGTGGTGGCTCTGGAGGTGTTGATCATATTGTTATTGACTCTGGAAACCATATACACTTGGCATCTCCAAATGTTGACTTTACACAAAATGCACCAACAGATGAACTTAGACTTGCCTTTTCTTTAATAAATAAAGATGGAGAGTCTGAATCTGTTCCAGATACAATAAGAATTCTTGTTGACTTTGCAGGAACAGATGAAGCAAATCCATCAACATACGCTAGGTTTGAGGTTGACATTCAGGATGGTGTTGATGGTTATGATTTTGCAACTAATAGATATTTTGTTGTTTCAAAACAATTACAAGAATTATACAAGACACAAAACTTTACCTGGAATGCTGTTACTGTTGTAAAAATTTATTGCAGTGTATTTGATTCTAGTGTAAGCGGTGGAACATTTCCAACCTCTGATTACTATATAGCACTTGATGCAATGAGACTTGAAAACATAGCAACAGTAAATCCTTTATATGGTTTGACAGGGTACTCTGTTATTAAAAATGATACAGCATCAACTATTATTAAATCTCCTAACACAAATAACTATATTGAATTTAGATTTTCTATTGGTGTAACATAATGGCTGACGCTAATATTAAAAAACTTAGGGTATTAAAGTCATCCCTGCCACCAATAGATCACGATACAGAAAAGTATAATATTCGCTATAGGGTTATATCTGATGACAGAAACAGATTTTCTCATTGGTCTCCAATATATAACTCTGATGGCGTTGATGTTGTTGTAACAAGTGGTGCAGTATCTAGGGCAGGAAACATAATTACAGCCGTATGGGGAGACCAAAATGATTTTCCAGAATACGATGTTTTTGTTAAGTTTGACTCAGGCGATTTTTTTTATCATGGAAAGTCAAAGATTCATTCTTATTCATTTTTAAAAACTGGGACTACATCGGTCAGAGTAAAAGTTCAAATCATTTCATCAAAAAAAGAAATTAAAGAAGCACTAAATGTCTTTGACTCTGGCACAGTGTCTTTGATATAATATAATAGGAGGAATAAAATGGCAAAAGTACCACTACCTGAAAGAGGACAACCTCTTGATGTTACATATATCTATCAGTTAGTTGAGGCAGTTAATTTCTTATCAACCCAAATATCTGATGCAACATATAACTACACAGATGTTGATGTTGTTGGTGGAGAAAAACAAAGTTTAAAGACATCTAATACAAAGTTTATTGGAAAGTTTAAGTCAATTGCAAATAACGAAACAGTAACAGCAGGTCAAGAAAAGTCTTACTCTATTGATTATTCTAACTTTAAGTTTCCACCAATTGTAACTCTATCTATTGTTAACACATCTGGAACAACTGCAGGTGCAAATACTACGGTAGTCCTTACATCTGTTACTACAACTCAGGCTAACTTTACAGTCAGATATGGCGTATCTGGAACAGCAACAGTTGGTGTAAACCTAATTGCTATTGGAGTTCCTAACTAGCATGACTTGTCAAAGATGCGAAGGAAAAATGTTTGTTGATAGGATACACTCAAACATAGATCATCTAGAAACCTATTGTGTTAAGTGTGGAAATAGAAAATTTTATCATCCACCTAGCGAATCTGCGGAGGGAAAATGGTTACTGCAAAAGGAAAAATTCAGAGCGAAGCATATAATAGCGAACCTGTAATTCCTGGCGGTAAAAAGATATGGTTCCTTAATGGAGACTTAGTAAGACTTCATCACAGTTCTAGATCAACAGGAATGGTAACTGTTTATAATATTAACAAAGATAGACTAGAAACTTGCCTACGTTCTGACTTTAGAAGAAATAGAAAAAGAGCATACACAATTGCAGAGACTGCTAAGTTAGTTAATCGTCATAGAAAGTATATGCCAAGATTAATAAAACGAGGAGTCATTCCTCCACCAGTTGGATCTAGCATTGATGGTAAAACAGGTTTTCAAATAAGAGCGTATTACTCAGAAGATCAGGTTAAAGAGATTTGTGCTATACTTGCAACTATACACATTGGTCAACCAAGAAAAGATAAATTAATAACAAACAACATGACTCCTACAAGCCAAGAGTTGACAAGGCGAATGGGAGACGGTATACTTACATATACGAAGACAGAAGATGGACGATTTATTCCAGTGTGGAGTGAATCTATTTAATTATTGAATGGGTGGATAATGGAAAACGATAATACAAAGGTATCTGTAACACTTGGATATACACTTAATCTAGGAAATTTTCAGTCACTACGC